GTGTCGGTTAGGTACTTTGTCTTGGTGACAATTACCGTGTCCCGAACAACTACACTCTGAAGGACTGGTTTCACAGTAGCGCAACTGCTAACTACCGCAAGAGTCGCAGTCAGCAGGATTGTCCACATTGCAAGTCGGTTGGGGTTTAATTTCAAGTTCATTGAGCCAGTTATCAAAAGGTGAGGTATTTAGTTTTGCCATTGTGCTTTACTGCTTTTAGGATTTGTTTTCGGTTCTTGCTACTTGAGTAACTAACGTGAACCCACGATGGCGCAGTATCAGAGCCAAATTCCCAAATGAGTTGGTCAAAGTCCAAATTGTCCTTAATCCAATGGAACAACACATCATTGCCTGCTTCGCACTTGAGGTCGGCTGCTTGGCCTTGAACGTGCTGCGAGGTCTTCGCTCCCCCTACTTTGCTATTCACCGCAGGGCTGCGGTATGCACTCGTTACTTTCACCGCACCCAATGCGTCTCTCGTGGGTTGTAAGACCTTTTCTGCAAGCGCACGAAGGTTGGGTTCCAAGTGCTTGGGTAAAGCGTTAGGAAGCCCTGTTTTTGTAGCAGTCAGTTCTGCGAGGGTAAAGTTCTTGGTCACGTTTTTAATATCAAAAGTTGGACATTTTACACATTATGCTCATTTGACTTTACACTTTGCGTGATTTATGCTCATTTGAATTAGCATTATTCGCTTTTTGCATAGTGCTTAATGTGCCTTTAATTGCACAATTTGTAGTCATAATGTACATTAAAACGTACATTAACAGGTAAAGTGCGTCTTAATGCACATTTTAACGACCTTGACTCTTGTAAGGCTTGGAGTAGTTCTTACTCGCTTTGTTGGCAGATGCACTCTTGGAGTGCTTGCCTCGCTTCTTGCTCTTACTTATTCGTTGGCTTACCGCCTGCTGCTTTGCCATCTTCTTTACCATCTTTAAAAAAGAAAAGTGCGAATGCACCCATCATAAACGCACTCACCTCCGTGAGCGTGGCCTTCTCGTAAAACACAAGCACAAAACAAAGGCCGATAATAATCAGCCCAAGTAGAGTAGTCTTCGGGTTACCGAAGATGCGCTCAATTAGCACCTTTGTCCTTCTTGTAGTCCCTTCGCCACTTCCAAAGAGTGTACGCAAGTGAGGTTACAAGTACGGCTAAACCCAACATTTGGTGGGCGTAACTTACGAGAAGTCCTGCTCCAGTTAAAGACCAAGACGTGATTACGCTATCTGCTGACTCCTTCGTCATCGCTTGAGAATTCAATCGTTGGCAGTTTGTGGAGTTCCTCCAACGCCTTGACAATGTTGGTGACCTCAACCAAGTTAAAGCAGCCCTTTGCAATGGCGATGTTTAACGCTTCGGTCGTTACTTGTAGTGCTACTGAATGCTCCATTTAGAAAGGCAACGGGGTGTTGACGGGATATACGGGGGGATTGATAAGGGAATCAATTTGCCCTTGAATGCAAGCCTCAAGATTAGCAACGCCATCAACGCCAAGTTGCTCTTGAACCCAACCGATAACGATTTCGTTGGTTAGGTCAGCGTAAGGGATGAACTCCGATACTGATTCGGTAGAGAATCGTGCGGTGTTAGATAGTGATGCGGTATACTCGCCATCAACGCCTACCACTTCGTAGTTTGCGATTACAACGTAGTCAGATTCGGTGCCGATGGTTTCGGTGTAAAGGGCAGTTACTGCCCAAGTGAAGGTTGTCATTATGCTTTTAATAAGATTTTGTATGCTACTCCGTTGATGCGAACGCTCCAAGTTGTATCTGATACGACTACTTCGGTTGCGATGGCTCCTGCGTTGTAACTTGTGCTACCAACTACAAATTGGTTTGATGCGGTCGCGGTTGCTTCACGGCCTAAAATAACAGAACCACTAAAATTACCCGATTGAGTATCTTTACCAACCGCAGTATTACTAGAACCCGTTGTATTTGCATCTAAAGAAGAGCCACCCAAAGCGGTGTTGGCTGCACCCGTAGTATTTGAATCCAACGCTTGAAATCCAACGGCAGTATTGTTATTTGCCGTACTCACCAGCAAAGCTTGGTAACCGATAGCGGTGTTTTGAATGGCAATAGTATTGGCTTTTAACGCTTGGAATCCAAGAGCGGTATTATTATTACCCGTAGATAATGTCAACGCTTGGTAGCCTATGGCAGTAACTCCCGTTCCACTCGTGTTGGAGAGTGCAGCTTCAAAGCCTACGGCAGTATTGTTAGATGCGGTGTTAGAGAATAAAGCAGATTGACCTATGGCAGTATTATTTGAACCCGTTGTATTGGAATCAAGCGCACTTCTGCCCATTACTGTATTAAAACTACCCGTACTTGTTAAACGTGAAGAGTTTAATCCTATTGAGGTGTTATCAAATCCCGTTGTATTTGATGATAGCGAGGAATTACCTACCGCAGTATTGCTCGCTGCCGTACTCAACTTCAATGCTTGGTAACCGATGGCAGTAACTCCCGCGCCACTCGTGTTGGTGAACGCTGCTTCATAACCTACGGCTACGTTGTTTGCGGCAGTGTTGGCGAATAAGGCATTACTACCTACTGATGTATTATTTGAGGTTGTAGTTACTGCGCTCAATGCGCCATTACCAATGGCAGTATTATGAGAACCCGTAGAATTTACAATCATTGCAAATCTTCCAAGTGAGGTATTAAATTCACCCGTTGTATTTGCCTCTAAAGATTGTGTACCAATTGAAGTGTTATATGACCCCGTAGTGTTTGCGGTCAATGAAGAAGCACCAACTGACGTATTTTGAATACCTGAAGTGTTGCTATCAAGAGCCGTAGCACCAAAAGCAGTATTAGACGTAACCGCCCCTGCACCATAGTTGGTCAGCGACCCCGTTGATACAAGCAAAGGCAAATCGTTGCCTAAGCCATCAGATAAACGCTGAAGCGTTCCATCAATCGGCCCGTTATCACCTACCTTAATAAGGCTATCGTATGTGTCCTGTGGGGTTGTCCCCGTTAAAGTTGTTCCCATAATTTTATGCTTCCCAAGTTGTTGACCAAGTGTTCCAAATTTCTACTATTGACTGCCAAACCTCCTGCTCGTTAGCACCATAAAGGTTTGTAGTCGGATGGCCATAAGACAATGGCTGAACCATACCCCAAGAGATACTATTCGTTGCAGCAGCTTGACCCCAATAGATGTCATTGTTTGCTGCTCCCTGTCCCCAATCGCCTTGTATGCCCATTGTCTAAATAACTCTTTAACTTCACGATGTTGCTACGCTTCGGAGTGTAGGTCTGTTTCTTGCCACTCATAAAACCCAAGAGCTGAAGTTAGAGTCAGTATCTGGGTAAACGTCAGCATTGTTGTTGGCGTTGTATTCTGGGAATGAGGCTTGGTTGTAGCTCATATAAGTGATAAACCTGTCGGTGTAGTACTTTGCCAAGTCCCGTGCCTTGCCGACCAAATAGTCAACCTCAATCTTCTCTGCCGTTGTGCTATTCTCGGAGTTGTGCTTGAACACACCACCATTGCCGATGGTATACGCAGCAAAAGGCAAGTACTCTACCATTGCAAAATGGATTAACATCGGCTGAAGATAGTCGTTGACCAATGCCAAGTAAGGGTTGGCAAGAGTATTGGCGATGATGTCGTTGCTGATCTTGTCGTAGAGTTTTGTTCCTGTATAGTTTTGCAGGTGTATCTCCTGCGCAATCTTGATGAACTGGATGAACTTGTCCGTGTCCACGTTACCGCCAATCGCGGTATTGCGAACCAAGTCCTCTCTTTTAATAAATAATGCCGTTGCCATTTCTATTCTTTATTTTGGTAAAAATCCCTCATCATCCATATCAATGGGGCGTTTCGCTACTTTAGAGGGATTGGTCTCAAGTACCACGCCCTCTGCCTTTGCCTTGTTTACACTCACCTCTGCGTTGGGGTTGCCGACATCGGGAGTTACGCCTTCGCCTTTTGCCAAGTACGTCTTGCGCATCCAGAAGTGATGACACCTAGCACCGCCCTTGTACAACCAGATAGAATAGGTCGCTGCGCCTCTTGGCCCGAAGCCTTCGTTGACGGCTTGACCATCCATACGAAGCACATCCTCCTTGCGGTATACCTTGCCTGCGGCTATCATTTTCTTGCAGAACTCGCGGCTATTAGATTTCTGAAGTGCTGCGGATTCGGGAGCGTAAGCATAACGAACCTTGTACCTCTTGCCGTCAGCCGTTACTCCATCTTGGCTGCTATTAGCGTTAGGGAATGCGCTGCCTGTTGATGCGAATGCGTACTTGCTCAATGCCTGCTCTGCATCGTAGTCAACAGGTCTCTCATCTACAAGCTCCCATTCATCTTCGTTGATGACCTCACCTAATATCTCAAGCTCTGCGAACATAGCATCGAAATGCTCATCGGTAGGCTCTTGGCTTGACAACTTCACGCCTGTCTCCTCCTCGCGAGTCTCCAAATCCATAGGCGTTACCACGTCTTCCGTGAACTCCAAAGGCTGAATGGTCTTGAAGTACAAGTTGAGGCTGATGTCATTGTAGGCCAAGATTTGGTCTAGGCCATCAATAATAATCTCCTGCTTGGGGCGAATAACAAGATTGTCTAAAAGCGTAGATGCGGTCTTCAACTCCTCTGCGTTGTTGCCAAGTCCCGAATTGTCTTTGATGCCTAAAAGCATAGGGCTGACAATACGATGCGACACCATTATCTTCTGCGTTGATTCAGCACTCAAGAACTGATATTGCTCCGCAGCATCCGACAACTGCACAGGGTCAACCGTAGCAGCAAGGTCTTTGTTGTCGTTGAACGCAAGAATAAACTTACCAGAGTTTGAACTACCGCTGAACTTCGTGGCAATCTGCTGCTCTATGCTCCTGCGCTCCTCCTCACTTGGGACTCCGTTGTTGAAGTTAATCAACATGGAAGGCGCAAGGCCATTCTGAATGTTGTTGATGTGGTAGTTGGCAATCTCCTCCTCTAGTTCCGCATAGGGCAATCCACCTTGATAGTCAACGGGGGAGTAGTAGTAGAATCCTGCTCGGTAGGGTTTGATGTAAAGAATCTCCAATCCATCACGGCTCTTGCCAAATGCAGGGATGCGGACAGGTGTCTCTTTTCTGCTGCTCACCGCAAGCCAATCCTTTGCGTAGTAGTACGCTTCAATCTCACCATCTTCGTTGCACCTTGCGGCTCTCAACGTCTCTACTGGGATGTGCTGCACCTCTACGATGGTGTTGTGATCTTGGGAGTACACGACCTGCAAAGAGCATTGCCCCATCATCACATAATCGGCCACAACCTTCTGCAAGCAAGACTTGGTGAACAAGCCACGCATCGCTGCGTACTCGCTCGGCTTCTTGGCAGAATCCGTTGCATCTAGTCCCTTGCCAAAAGTCAAATCCATCAACGAGTTGAGGATAGCGTTGTTCGTAGGTGAGCCGTTGTACCTGTCAATCAGATACCCGAAATAGTCGTTGTTATCTCCGTATTCTACGAAGTCCTTACCCTGCACCTCTTTAACAACAGGTGTGGTGTATGAACTGAAGTTCACAACGTGAATTTTAGATGATGATGTACTCATTGTTGTAGCTTGTTTCTTCGGTGTAGACGTTTTGGTTCACCGTAAATTTATCGAAATCAGTTTGTGAAGTTACGAATACCCTGTCCCGATATATTAGATTTCCCGATGCAAATACCTTCAAGCCATAGAATCTATTGTTGACAAGGCTGAACGTGCCTGTGAGGGTCATAAAACCATTAGCAGAGGCAGCAGTAACCGCAGGTGTTGCGGTGGTGTTTGTTGATTCATCAATCAGCGCAATCGTAACGCTCGCAGGGAACGTGCGTGGTATGATTACTATTGCTTGTGGCGAGGCTGATACTTGAAGGATATGCATCTTAAATAAATAACCTTTTACTTTGGATTTGTTTGAAAATAGAAAAGGGGCTTGCGCCCCTTCAACTATTCTGCCTTGTGGTAGGTTACGAGTTTGAACCTACAACAATCGTGTCGTTAGCAGCTGCAAGTCCTGCGAATGGATTGGCAGTAGTAGCACCTGCGATGAAGTTGGCAGGCATTGTCTCCTGTCCCTCCATTGTCAAAGTGTAACCCGATAGGTCACCCATTGCTGCACCAGTTACAATCGTTCCACCCGTTACTTCAGCTCCGTTGTTCATGCCCATAAGGAATGCGTTGCCGTTGTAGTCTTGTACGATAACGTAAGGGCGGCCATAAGCAAGCAACTTCAATTCTTTGTTGTCCTCCTTTGTGAGTTTGGTCAACGTCAAATTCAAGGTTTGAGTGAAGAACGTAGTTCCGTTGTCACGGCTTGAGTTAAAGGTTTGCTCAAAAGAGCTATTGCCTTTTACCAAGTATTGGTAAGCAGAGAAAGTACCACTAATGTTGGTTACCTCATCGTTGGTGAGGGTAATAGTACCCAAGTCACCATAATCTACAAAGTACACGGCACGGATGCCACCTACTACGTCTTTACAGGGTACTGCCCTGCCTTTTGTTAAATCACAAGCCATTGTTTCTTTGTTTTATTAGAATTAAAAAAGGGGGCGAGGACATAGCCCAAGCCCCCCTTGATTTACGTTAATTCGGATTAAGAGTAAAGAACTACGTCTGCTCCGATTCCGTACTGAACTCCTGCGAAGAAGCGAAGGATTACGCGAATATTGGCACTTCCGTCAAGGTCGGCCATGTCAAGGACACGCACTTCGTTTCTCTCATCAGCCAAACCGCAGCCGAAAAATAGGTTTGAAGCTTCAGCAGCAACCATCTTGTTAGAAGGAAGACCGTTTGCCATAGCAACGCGGATGCCATCAAAGTACAAGTCTCCGTTGCCGTACCACATTGTGCCTTGATTGTCAACACCATTTGCTCCAAGACCCGAAGTTCCGAATCCACCTAGCGCACGGACATAAGCCTTTGCGACATTCTGTGGAACGTAGATGGTCAAGTCCTCTTTGCCGTAAAGGGCAGAAGGGATAGCATCTACAACTTTACCAAGCTCGGTGATTACGTTTGCAGCAGTTACGGTGGTAGCGGTTACGTCAATAACGTCAGAGTCAGCAGTCATCAAAGAAAGGAATCCGCTGAACTCACCTGCACTTGCAGCGTTACCGTTCCAAATGTTCTGCTCAATCTTTTGGGCAGTCTTTGAAGCAACGTGGGCAATCAAGAAATCAGCAAAAGAAGTAGGGATGCTATCGTAAGCAGAGACTCCCATCTGACCACCAATCCAAGATGAGTAGTAGTCTTTCTTGCAAAGCTGCAAGTTTACCTGAAAAGGCTCAACTGCAAGTACGCGGTCGGTCAAAGTCAAAGTAGAAGTTGCATCGAAATCACAAGTGCCATCTTTTACGATGTCGTTGGTGTTCACCTTCTGCAAGGTGGTTTTGTAGTTTACGTTTGGAAGAATCTCAATGAGTCCTTTGTCCAAAGTGTTAGCAGAAAGAAGTGCGGCAGAAATGTACTTCTGCGCAAAAATACCTGCATAGTTTGTGGTGATTGAAGTGGTCGTAGCCATTTTTTATATTTATTATTTGTTGATTCGTGCAAGGACTCGGTCAATCGTCTTTTGGGGGCGGTTGGTACTCATCTTTTGGACTTGCTTTGTTTCGGGGTTGTGCTTGATGGCTTTCGCAGCAGGTGCGGCAGATAGTTCTGCTTTAACCGCAGCCATCTCCTCCTTCTTGGCGTATCCGCCCATCTCCTCACGCATTCCTTTCATCTCCTCGCGCATCATGGCAATCTCCTCAAGAACTCTCTCAATGATTGCAACTACCGCAGGGGCTTCTTCTTTTACCTCTACCTCTGCGAGTTCTACCTCTGCTTCGGGGGCTTCAACTTCTACCTCTACTTCAGTTTCGGTAGCGGCTTCTTTGATTTCAGCGATCATACCTTCTTCTGTGATGACCAAAATACGGCCATCAGCAAGTAGGTGTTCGCCAACTGGAGCAGCAACTCGGTCTTCGCCACTAATGACAAATACTTCGTTACCTGCTTCAAATGATTCTGCCTCAAGAACGGCTCCGTTCTCAAGTGTCATTTGCTCGAACTTAACCTCGCGGATGGAGGACAGTTCAGCAAGGATGCGGTTTAGGATATTGTTTGCTTTCATATCTAAGTAATTAAAGGGGTTTTTGTTATTTGTAACATTTTTAAGGATTGATAACTACGGTTCCCTGCCCAACAAGTGAGCCGACACCCTGCGCAGCAAGAGAGCCATCGCAGCATTTAGAGTTGTAGGTATTGTCTGGGCATAGGCACCCACGATTTCCACCTCTCGGTGAGGCTACTGGGAGTTTTTGAGGTCTATACATTGTTTAGGTCTTCTTTGTGGTATAGGTATTCGCTTTCTTCTGTATGCTCTGCGCCAGTCATCAGTTTGCCATCAGCATCCTTGTGAGTCGGGCCTGTGTAGAGTTTGCCGTCTGCGGTGTAATGGGGTACGCCTGCCGCAAGATCAATCTTGCCGAGTTCCTTGAGTTTAGACTCTGCCCATCTCTTGCCTGCAAGACCTCCCCATAGCAGGAACGATATAGTTCCGCAGGCTTCGTTGTTACCTTCATCGTAGTATTCTTCGGCTCTTGATAGGTAAGAGTACATCCTTGTGATTGTCTCCACGCTTACAGGCTTGCCCTGTGCTAACTGCTGCGCCCTTACTTTACCGACAGGCGTTGCACACTTGTTGCCGTTCTTCTCGTTTAGTTCAATACCACGCTTGGCGTTGTTCTTCACCGCATCTGGGTAGTCAGAATACGAGGCCATCTCGGTGCGTGTTCCCGACTTCTTACGACCATCTCTTTTTATGATAGCAACAATCTGTGCAAGCATCAACGCTGCTTCTTGCTCCTCTATTTGCGCCATCTCTTGCTTGGCAAGGTTTAGCTTGTCCACAAAGTACCCCTCAATAGAGAATCCTTTGACCTTTCCTGTCTTGACAAAGTTTGTCCAAATCTCTGGGTTGTTTACTTTCATGCTGACCATCCAAGTGCCTATTGGCAAATCAAAGCCGTACTTCTTGCTTTTGTCTTGTATGTCATCTTCTATTATCCATGACTCTACAACCGTAAGGCCGTTGATGCCTACTTCGTGTTCAAGCGTAGCGTTGTTCTGCTTGCTCTTTTGAAAGAACATCTCGCTTGCTTTGCGGATGGTGGCTTCGCTGAAGTACACATAGAACTCCTCTTGTCCCTCTGCTCGGTAGATGGGTTTGTTGGGTACGAGTGCTGCTCCCATAAGGATGCGCTTCTCATCGCTCTGCGTAGCGAACTCCACCCTTTGTGAGTTGAGGGCAATAAAGTCCTCCTCAATAGCAGGGTATTCTACAAGGGAGATTGCATCAATGCCAGTTAGCAGCATTGTTTCATCTAGTATTAGTTCAATTAATTTCATCATCCGAATGTTGCGGTTCTTACTCTTTGGCGTTGTAGTTGTTGCGAGGTCGTTACGTCACTACCTACAACGTATGCACGAACGGGTTGGTTAAACTGACCACCGATGCTCTGTGCAAGTTGGTTGATTCCACCCTGTCCGACTATGTTGAACTGCGGTGCTTGTGAGGGAGCAGTTGGCGCAGATATAGTTGTTGGAGGTGCGGCATTCGGGGAAGTAGGTATTTGCGTAGAGCCAACCTTCTTTAAGTTGGCAAGACCACCTGCAATTACGCCTGCGGCAGCGATAGCACCAAATGGTGGTGGGTATGCACCCAATGCTTTTGTAGCACCTTGATAAGTATCAATCACAATCTGTGTCATCGCAAGTGCCTTGCTGATTTTAGTGTTCTCTCCTGCAAGTGCAGCAAATCCGCTGATTGCTCCGCTTACCGCATCAAGGTTTGCAAGGGTGAAATTAATGTAGTCGTTTAAGTCGGCTGCTGAAGTCTCTGCTCCTTTAGCGACTGATTCAGTAAAGAACTGACCTACCCTCGCTATCTCTGCTCCACCTTGTTTGCTTGCCTCTACCGATTTATCTACAAAGTCCTTGAACTTCTTTTCGCTATTTTCAAATCTTGCTTTCTCTGCACTGGTTCTAGCGGCCTCAAGTTCCTTGATCTTGGCAATTTCCTCATTAAGCAATGACATTGTTTCAGTCTGAAGCCTACGCCTACGCTGAATGTTTGCCTGCTCAAGCTCTGATATTCTTGCACGAGCCTCCTCAATACGCACAAGACCATCTTCGGTAACCTCACCCATCTTGGCTTGCTCTTGCAATACATTCAATCTCTGCCTCTGAACGGCTAATTCTTGGCGGGCTACTTTTTCCTCAATCGCTCCCGCTCTCGCAACCGCAGCAATCCTCTGCTCGGTGCTTTTAGTTACGTCATCAGCGATAAGGCGAGCCTCTGCAATCTGCTTGTTGGCAATAGCACGTTGTGCGATAAGCGCACGTTCAGCATCCTCTACATCGTTGAGCTGTTTGGCAAGTTCCCTGCCGAGTTTGGTCTCCCTAACAATCTCATCACCTAACCCCTTAAAAGCACCTGCAACGCCTTCAATGGCTCCCTTGAAGTCTCCTTGAAAGAACTTAAATAAAGCCTCGCCTAATCCAATCACTCGGTCGATTACAACCTTTACCGCTGCGCCAAGCGCACCCATAACTTCAGCAAGTTTATCGCCACCACGTTCCGTTTCTTTGAAATACGCAACAAGCGATGTTACTGCGACAAGCAGCGCACCTAATCCAGTTGCAATGATAGCACCCTTTAGTGTGCCGAATGCCCGAATCGTACTTGTGATACCGCCCTGCAATCCTTTGAAAGCAGATACTGCACCACCCGTTTGTTTGTCTAATGCAGATAAGCCGTTACTAATCGCCTCATTGCTCTCTTTGGCTTTGGTTTGGGTCTTGTCAGCCTCTATCCCTACGGCTTTAAGCGCAGCGATAGCGGATGTGGCATCCCCTTTAATCTCAATTATTTCAACTGCCGCCATTGTAGCTTAATATATTCGTTCCATCCTTCGGGTAGTTTGTGCTTGCCTTTGGCGATTTCAACGCAATCACCTGCTCCAAGCCACTCATCCGAGTTTAGTATTTCAATTAAATAACTTAAATAACTTGTCTTCATACTACGTTGAGGAGTTCAAATGATGCTTTGCCTGTGGTCATGTTCAAGTTCACGTTGTTTATGATGTACTTGGTGTTGTTCCAGATGATTGCATTCTGAAGGTTCAGCGTGATGATCTTACCGATGGGCAAGACCGCATCTACGTTGTACACCCTGCGGCTCTTGGCGTATAGGTCGGTGATGTAGTCGCTCCACTCGTTGTTGTAGAGGCTTTGGTTTACCGATTGCAGATGGTATGGGTCTATGTCTGCACCAAACGTGATAGTGTTCGATGCGCCTGCACTTGAGTAGCGGTTTGAGGTATTGGCATACCAAGCAACGGTTACCTCCTCGTGGCTGCCATCTGCATTTACAAATGTTAATTTATTTGCCGTTAAATTGTAGTTATCAAAATATCCGTAGAATAAAATAGGTGCGCCCAAGTATGGGTTGAACGTGCCATCTTCATTTGCTTCACTTGTGATGCTTTTGTAAACGAGTACGTTTGTCAGACCACCCGTATGCAGGTCAGTCAGCCTTTCAAATAGCGGACACTCAAACGGCACTTCAATTAAAAACTGCTCCCCATCAAAAGTGAAGGTGTTGTTCAAATCCCCAAATCCTACATTGTTTGTCTGCAAGTATTGGAAACCAAGTATTGCTTGGGTCTCTTGGTACTTAAATTCTATCTCCCTGTAAAGCGGTGGTCGGTCTACGGTGTACTCCGTGATGTCAAGATAGGTCTGATAGTTTTGGTCGGTTCCTGCTGCGTACCAATCTTCCAATGGCTGAAGCAAGAAGCTCGTAGATGTAGTTGGCACAATCACCATATTGTACATCTTTAGAATGCCTGCTAAAAAGTCTTTTACCTTTATTTCGGGCATAAGGTCAGACACGACCACTAAAAAAGAATAGGTTGCGGATGCAGTTTGGTCAACCTCAAATCTTTTTGTGCTTGTGCTTGCATCAATAGCCTCATAATCATCTACTCGGTAATTGAATGAAACAGATGTTGATGGTCTAATAAATAATTGCACCGCGTCACCTGCGTTAAATCCAAGACCAATAAACGTATGAGTAACAGAACTTGCTGCGTGAGCGGCATTAGAAATAGAAGAAACAAGCACCCCGTTAGTAAATAAACCAATTTCATAGGCTGCATTTACATTAGTAATTGTAACTTCAAGTTGATAAAAATCCGTGTCAACTACGTTCCAAGTTTCAGTAGTTAAATTAAATTCAGTACCGCCTCCTGTTGTTCTGTTAAAGTTTATTAACTGCCAAGCAATGTCATTGCCTCCACCAAATAGATACCCCTCGTAGCGATGCAGCCATAGAGACAAATCAACAAACGGAGTGGCAGACAAGAATGAACCTGTAAACGTGATTCCGTATTGGGCTGCTATTGCATTAAGAATAGATTGAACCTTCAATGCAGGCTTCAGCTCAAAGTATCGGATGCCACGCAATCCCACGCCTCCTGTTTTGTGAGCAATGTTGTTCTCATTGTCAGCACCTGCGCCACTTGCGCTTTGATAAAACCAATTCTTTACAGGGCTGCATAGTGGATAGAACAAGCCTGTGTCATCATTGGTGGTTAGCTTATTAAAGATTACAGTATCGCTATACTCGTGATTAAACTCTGCAAAGTCAACGTCATACAAATAGTCCTCGCCAAACAAGTCCGTAAGCGTTACCACATCCCCATAGAACGTCAAGGTGTATGCATACGGCTCTGTGCCTTTTAGCTGCACGTTCTCTACCTCAATGACCCCTGTGCGGAATGGCAAGGAGTTTATTTCAATTCTTGCTTCTTGTCTTAACCTGCCATCAAACGTATTGACAACGCTCGTGCTTGATGCACCTGCATTCCAAACTGTGTTAAAAGTATTCCAAGTGATGCCTATGCTATTCCATACGGGGCTACCGCCAGTCTCGGTAGTGATAACAGAACTTGTGATGTTGGCGTTGTAGTAGTGCTGAAGTATCTCGTTATTGCGTGGGCTTGCAGGAATGGTAAATCCCTGCGTGAAGTCCGTGAACACCTTTGAGATGTCCTGCACGTTCTGCACCGAGAGGTTGATGCTGATCTCCTCATCATCAAAGATGTCTAGGCGGAAGCCATTGACGTAAATATCTACCTTGTTCATCGTACCAAACTACGCTCATCAAAGCCAAAGTCAAAGGACATGGTGTAATTGATAAGTTTTGTGTTTACTTGCTTCTGGTACTCTATGCTGCCACGATTCGGGACAACACTTACCCAGTTGCTATTGGTATAGACCGCGACATACTCGCTCATCAGAATGTCCTCAATAGTCTCATCGTAGTTTTGGTCAACGAACCCTGTGTTTAGGGTTAGAGTGTTGCGAGAGTTGACGTTGAAGGATTGATACTTGCCTACCTCCAATGAAGGGGTAGTGAAGCCATCGTTGTAGATGCTCTTTTGGTAGGAGTCCTGCGTGAAATTACCACGCTCATCGCTGCGCTTAAAGAACGTGATAAAGTCAGCAACGCCAAAGCGGTTGATGAAAGCCACCTGCACAGGCGTGTACTTCGCCTCACATTGAACATAGTACCTCACCGTTCCAATCGTGGTATTGGATGCATTCTTTAGAATTACATCGTAGTACTGCCCTATGCCACCATTAGGTTGCTCGCTTGGCTTTATCTCGGTAGGTAAAAAAGGATTGTTCTCAAGGTTTGCAGGGCCGACTCCTGCATAGATTACAAGGTTTTGTGAGTTGTTGGTTGCGCGTGTTGGTGGGGCGGTGCTTACGGCACTCACATAAAAATCATCAGAATCACCACTCTGCCAACTGATGATAATTTTAGCAAGACCATTATTTACGCTATTGTTAATCGCAAGGGATTCGTAGTTACCGACAAGCACCTGCCGATTGCGATTCGTGGCAAGCACGGCCTGCGTTACCGCAACAGGGGCGATGTTATCACGGGTAGCCCATCCATCAGTTGTGAGGTATGCGTATGCGGTAGGGGATTCATCTGGGAAGGTTGCGTTGGCGGGTGCTGCTCCGTTATTAGAGAATGTCACAGAGCCTTCGGGTACTATCCACAACGCCTCACCCTGTGGGCTTTGCGTGTAGCCTATGTCATTCCATACGCTGAAGTCGTGGTAGAACTCCGAGCGCACAAGGTCGCTGATTTCAAAGTTGATAACTTGGTTTATTGAATAGTCTTTGCTCAACGAGTAGTTGAACGAACCCGATGCAGCAAGGACACCCGTGCGAATACGCAGGTTCAAGTCCATCTCGGTAAGCGTGTCAAGCGCAAGAGCGTTGTTCTTTGCCGTGATAAATTGTGGGCTTCTTGCCATAGCAAGGCTGCTCGGTGTGGAAAATACAGGTGTACTCATTTGGTGGTTCTAAAGTCTTCTTCTGTTAGTTTGAATGCCTCTACTAATTCGGGAGGTAATTTTGCAAAGCCAAGTTTGAATGGTGTGGTAAAGAAATTAGTGGGTCTAATACCCTGCCGATAGACCGACTCACGAACTGCAAAAGGATTCAGTCCCTTGCTTTCTGCCCAATCCTTAAATGCAGAGACGGGAGGCTTCTTGTCCTTGTAGGCAAATGGACTGTTAGGTGCCTTCTGCTTCCATATCTTGCCCTTGTTGTTTGTTCTCTTAAATGCGCTTGTAGTCTTTCTTGTGCCTCCTGCGCCCTTTACTCCCTTGTCTTGAAACTCACCATAATCCTCCATAAAGAAACTCATTGAGAACTTATCATTTGAGTAGTACACGCTATACCGAAGTGAATTGTAAAGGGTCTTGTTGAAGTTGTGCTTGCCTTTGATGAGATTACTCCTCGCCTGTTGAATGACATATTTGCCAAACTTAATAAGTACCGCAGCAATCAAGTCCTCCCGTGCCATTTTAGCAGATGCTTATCTCGGTGTTTGCAAGCAGCACGTCAAACGTGGCAGTCCACCCTGCAAGCAGGTTCTCAAACCTCTCGCTAAAGGGAACGCAAGAAGCAGTACCATCCAACTGGTAAAGGTCGGTGTACAGAGTACCCCTGCGCAATTCTGTGATGACATCGTTGATTACTGCTAGTTGGGTGTTCAGTATGTTTTGCTCGTTGCTGATGCCGTAGAACGGCTCTGCCTGCAAGCGTGGATTCTCTTTGGTCTCATCTACCAAGTCCATACAAACAATGCTCACGTTCATGCGAACTATCTGTCCCTCGAATGTTGCTTGGTTGATGATAATATGCGACAAAGGGAAGATGGTCTGCTTGTTTAGGTCTATGTCAAAAATATCCCCTGTTGTTACCACGTTGACTTGGCTATTTGCTTCAAGCGTATCTTTTAATTTGGTGGTGATGTCGTAGAATTGTCTCATTTTATTGACTTTTTTATTAGGTCGTTTTCAACTTCTTGCTTTTGCTTTTCAAATGTGAGGAAATGAAGACACTCTTGGAGTTCCAATTTAGTGACTCCTCCAAACCTTCTAATATCTCCTTGAGCAAGTTGATATATTGTAGCGTACCATCCCCAACGAGCGGCGAATTGTCCTTGCTTGGAGTATTCGTTTTCTGGTTCCCTTTCTCCAAAGAGGTCAGGGAAGCCCGCAATAATTCGTTCCCTAAACGCCAAAAAAAAAGCGATGCGCCCATTGCAACACTCATCGGGGCTTGCTTCATCTGCTCCGAATACCTGCTTGACCCTTCGTATGGCTCTATCAGATACCGATGCTTGACCTCGCTTGTTATTGGGCGATACAATACTGCCATCACTTTGTGCAGGTCTTGCACATCTTGCAGGTAGCCATCAAGGTCAACGAACTCACCATAGGTGATGTTGTCAATCTCTGGGATGAACCCGTACTTCGTGTCCCCCATCGTGAAGGTTGGCGTGAGGCTTGGCTTCTCATTTATCATGGCCATTATGTGCTTGCTGATGTGGCTCACATCTTTGATGCGCACATTGGGCAACTGCGCCAGAGGCACTCCGCAGAATATCTCAAGCATCTTGTGGGTCAAGAACTCCTCATCGCCCTCAAGCCTCGCAAAGCGTTGGTATTGGTCAAGCGTGATCTCTGATAGGGCGGTGGGTACAATTACCTTTAGTTCCATTGTATTAAAATAACCTTTTAGTTTTAGCGTATGGCATACCTGCCAAAGTTAGGTCTGCTCAACTTGTTATACGTTGCATAGCGCAGCGCATCTATGGCGTGATTGAATGCATCTATGGGTTTGTTTAAGAGGTTGCCGTTCTTGTCCTCTACCCATTTGTAGTTCTGAAGTTCCTTGATTAGGTTGCTGCTTCGTGGTGTTACGAATAGTTTGTGCCGCTTTAGCACGTCAATACCCACTATGACGCTATCTGCGCCCTTCTGCGTGGGTTTCACGTTCCATCCCATACGATGCAGCTCCTCGATGCTTTTGGGTTCAGCAGAGTCAGCATATATCTCTGCCCTTCGGTCAAGGCCAAGTGAGGCAAGTACGTTGCTGATGTCGGGGTTGGTCATCCCCGTGCGGTAAATCAATTCATCCACATACAGATTGTCACCCGACTTATAGACCGCCACAAGTGCGGTAGGGTCATTGGTGTACCCAAAGTCCATCCCGTGACATAAGAGCGTGGCATCAGTTGGTATCTCTGCCTGCCCGTATTGGAAGATGGTGGCTCTGCTCATACCACGTTCTCCGAGTCCGTAGATTCTCCAATAGTCATTGTCCGTATGTTGCAGCCTTTCTATCTCCTCAACGATTGAGGCATCCAAGAACGGATTATCAAGGTATGTGGATTGGATGTACGTTACGTCATCACGAGTCAGCAACTTGTCGTATATCCAATGGAACGCGTCTGAAGGGTTGTAGTCAACCCATATCTTGCCTGTGGTACGAATCAAGAGCTGAAAGAAATCCTCCCAAGTGAGTTCGTTTGCCTCGTTGCAGAATAGGTAGTCACGTCTTGCTCCCCGTTTCTTCTGCGGTTGGTCAAGGCTTATGAACTCAAAGAGGTTGCCATTCAACTCGTAGGTGTAGTCGCTCTTATTATGCCGTGCCTCATCGTAAAGATTGTTGGCATTTAGAATCTCAAAGAAGTCACGATAGGCCGTCATCTTCAGAGACGGCAGAGACTTGCGGACAATGGAGTACACCTTGCCTCTATCCTCCATCGCCATCACGATGAGCATCTGCAAAAGCGAGTACGTCTTACCAGAACGGCTGCCGCCTTGATTGACTACTATCCGAGTTGGTGCGGTGTAGTTCTTCTCAAAGAGTTCACTACTCTTTAGGTTTAGCTCGGACAATCTCTACTTTGATTTTGGTTAGCTCATCCGATACCTCGTGTGAGTTCTCCACCCTTGCGAGTTTGGGAGTCGTATACTCTGCCATCTTGTTCAATAGGTCAAGTGCGCCCTTCGGGTCATCAGCAGCAACTTGCGTGAGCCATAAGGTCATGTTCTCAAGGTTGGCTTCTATGAGGGTTTGGAATGCCTCTCGTATTTTGTTGGTGGTCTTGTTTGGTGTTCCGCTTGGCCTTCCTGTGTTGCCTGCTATGAACCTGCCTTTGTCATCTTTCATTTCCGTAGAGTTCCGTTATTTTCGGTTTGTATCTAAATAACCCTTTTTGCGAGGTGGTGATCGTGTGTTGCGGTTAGCATCTCTTTGTGCTGCTTCTTATCCCCATATTCTGTATGGCAATTACGGCATAGTGCCATCAGGTTTTCTATGGTATCAGCAATTTTGCTTCCACCCATTCCGCGTGATTCTATGTGGTGAATGTCTTGCGCTTGGGCTTGACATACCTCGCAGGGTATGAAGTCAGTTGTGGAGTAGCCCATCCCTTTGAGATAGACCTTTGTGTGGTTCTTCACCTTTGGTAAATCCAACAGTCATCAATGAACCAAGCACGGGGGAGTAGTTCATCAACGGCTTGGATTACTCCCTTCCAATTCTCGTGGTAGTCATCTCCTGCGATAAAGCCTCCCTTCTTTACTTTAGGTAGCCATAGCTTAATATCCTCCTTTACGGCCTCATAGGTATGGGTTAGGTCTATGAATACCACGTCTAACGATTCGTTGGCAAACTTCTTTGATGCTGCTTTGGATGTTGCTTTGATTGCCTTGTACTTGCGGTCTCCCATATTCTCCACAAAGAGATTGTAGATATTCTGTTCCGTTGCAAGTTTATGTGTGGTCGTGAGTTCGTTTGGCGAACCCTTCCAAGTATCTATGATTGTGATGTTTTGGTATGTTGCTTTGTCGCATAGGTAGGCTGATGACTTACCGAGCCAAGCACCCAGTTCAACGAAGGTGCCGTCTTCGGGCATATTGGCAAGGAGGTAGTCGTATGCTGCTTGGTGGTTGAACCACCCGTCTATTTGTTTGCTCGTTTTCATTTTAGGGCGTTGTAGTAGCAAAGGTACTGCTCTACGCAGATAAGTGTACCGAGCCTTGCGGCTTCACTTGCAAAGATACCATCGGCCTCATAGGACATTTCAAAGCGTAGGTTGGGCAGGTCGTGTGGCTTGAACATATAGCAGGCGGTATCTATGTTTCCGACTTGTGGTTGGTCGGTAGGGCGTAGCCTACCTATTTGCCCCCACGTTACGATTGAGCAATCAAGAGAATGCAAGTTGCTCCACTCCTCAAGGAACTTTGGATGCAGCACATTGTCATCATCCAGATAGTAAACCCAATCCTCTTTGGTAAAAGATTCAGCATACAAGTCAAGGAACTCATTGCGTAGGGGATTGCCCATATCCCCCGTGCGTGTGGAGTAATGTGTGATTGATGCGCCTGTTGCTCCCTTGAAGTCGGTAGCAGCATCCATCATGACAACCCACGTTGCATAGGCAGGGATATGTTGTTTTAGCCTAACGAGGTTATGAGGTCGTGAGCAGGGCGTGACTATGTAAAGCATCGTAGTTCGTTTATCTTATCCATCGTGAATTCCTGCACATACTCGTATAACGATTCCGTTAGGTCAGCAACTTGGTTGGGGTTTTCTTTTAGCCTCTTGATTGCTCCTGCCCATTCGCTTGGGTGCTTGATGGCAATGCAGTTCTCTTTGGTGATGTATGGTGAATAGGGTTGTGTGTTGCTCACTATCAAAGCGCATTTGCTAAAGCCTGCCTCAAGCATCTTTAGGTGCGACTTGCACTTTGCAAACTCTGATGTTGTTAAAGGCACAAGGCTCACGTCAAAGTAATTGTAGAGCTTGTGGTAGTGCGTTGGTGGCATAGTGGGCAGCCTATGGCTTGCCTTCATAATGTCGGGATAGCCATCTACCTCTGCCACATACCCTTGATAGCCTTCAAGGTTAATTGTGGAATCCTTTACGTCTGCTGCGTGGTGATTGCCTCCGATATACCCAAAGCGTACTTCTTCGCTTGGCTTTCTCTCTACCTGCCACGTTGCTACGCTAATTGCATTGGGGATGATTCGGATGTTGGTATTGTACTTCTTGACCTTTGAGGCAAGGTGCTTGTTTGTCACCCATACCTCATCTGCTGCTTTCATAGAGCGCACGATGCGAGTTCTCATCCGCTCAACGTACAATCCCTGCAAAGGATGCGTAGGAGGCAGAACCCACCAGTCATCATTGTCAACGATTAACTTGATGCCTTCCTTGCGGCAGAGTTTCACGAAGTCATCAAACGGCTCAACAGGGAATGCACGGCTTGCAAAGATGTGAGTGACTTTAGGCCACATTTCGGGGTCTATGTCGGTAATCTTCTCAATGAAAAAGACATCTACATCCTTGTGGCATATCAAGGGTGCAAATGTCCTGTGGTGAGAGACTCCAGAGTTCTGCTTGTGGAAGGCAAGCACAAAGGGTCTAATCATAAATTAGCCTCTTGGTCTTTGAACCATTGCGACATCGCTTTGCGGTCTAAATACTTTACCCACATCCGAGCAGCTACTGCTCTGCGTTGGGGCTTGAAGGGGTAGGTGCTACGGAGCTGCGCCATAGCAATCCTCATAAACTGATCTTGCATTATTCTTTGGTATTTGAGGTGTTGCAAAAAATGCAACGATTGGTTTGATGTTAAAGTTTAGTGTTCCAATAGTATTCGCATTGGCCGTGCTTGACAGGTATGCCAACAAAGAACGATTGGTACATATCCGTAGGTGCGGTGAATCGATAGCAGGTTTCTTTTAGAGGGCAACCTTCTCCTGTGCATTTGGTGATGTCGGTCATAACGTGCCTACTATTGTGTACGAATCCAAGTCCTCACCCAAGATAAAGAACTGCTTGTACAATTCTATTGCCTCCATAGTCTTGCGCTCACCCTCTGCCACAAACTCGGGACTCACCGAGTAAATGCCTATGTCAAGGCTTGCCTTGTCAATAGCGACAAAGAAGAACTTATCAATAGGAACTCCGAATAATCGGGTGTAGATAAACGCCTGCACATCGTAGCCGTACTTCTTTGCAGAGTAGGGGAATGCCCGTAGGTCGGTTGTTGTTTTCAAATCAGCCAAGAATCCTTCAGCATAGATGTCAGCCTTCGCCCTAAAGGGCAGGCCGCCAATCATACCAATCTTTGGCACCTCAAACTCGCAGCCAGTTAGCAGGCCAAGCACGTTCTCGTTGCGCAGGAGCGCATCAGATATTCGTTGCGCCTCGTTGTACTCTTTACGGGTGCATAGGTTACGCTTGCCCTTTGCATCCTGCCACGCCTTTGCGTTCTTACTCTGCACCTCAATGACCTCGTAGTCCGCTACTCGGTGCGGCTCAAGAGCCATCAAGTGTACCAAGCGACCGACTGCAAACGCATCGGATTCATCGCTGCCGTACTTGGTGACGTAGTGGTATGTCTTTGGTGATGTCAGAAGCAGTTTACACGCAGAGGAGGATAGGGCGTTCTTGCCCAGTACTCCGTAGTAAAAGTCATCATCTTGCATCTTTTCAAGGACTGTCTCCATGTCCCAAGTGCTTCCGTCAAGTAGTTCTATGATTTTCATAAGATTGGTTTTGTTAATTAAATAAAGGTAAACATTTTTTAGCGACTGCTGCAACCACGTCAACTGTTACTGCGTTACCGCATTGCTTGTATCGTTGGGAGTTGCTCATAGGCTTTACTTCTCCATCGTAGTTGCCATAGGCCGTATGCTGATCTGGGAATCCCTGTAAGCGTTCACATTCAATAGGTGTTAGCCTACGGATTCGGTAGCCATCAAATAGGCTGATGCCGTTGTGTTCGGGTTGCGTTAGTGTAGGTGATTCATCACGCAGGGTTTTGTTGTACAAGTCCATTGCCTTAACCTCTCCCTCCCTAAAGTCATTCCGTCTGATGGTCTCGTTGACTTTCTCGTAGGTATAATTTGGTTGAACTACTGCTTGATTGCAACTCGTTTCAAGTGTCTGCGCCTTCTGCTTTCCTACACGGCCTCTGCGAGTTTCGCTTTGGGTGCGAGAAGTGTAAATGGTATCACCGCTTGTTGCTTCTTCGTACCCTAAACTTGTGGCTGACTTTACTCGTAGAATCAAATCACTTTTACCTTGATTAAGAGCAGGAACAATACCATCAGCATCGTACACTCGGTCTTGCTGGTAGGGTTGAGTGCCGCTATTAGAATCAAGTCTAGTTCCGATTTGCTTGACCTGTACTTTTGTTGGGTCTTTGTAGCAGCAAGCACTCAACGTAGGGGCAATCCCAGCTTCGCCATAGATGAATCCTTGCTGACCGCCTGTACCACGATGACCTACTATTTCAACCCCGTGTTGTTCAGTATTTGATTTATTGTTTTCTGCGATAGGAAGTACTCCTCGCCAATCTCCTCCTGTGGTTGTAGAATATCCGACAAGGTATATCCGCTCTCTATTTTGGGGTAGAAACCAACTTGTATTAAGCAGTTGCCATTCAAGTCTATAACCCCCAATGTCGGTAAAGGCTTGGATAATCGCCCAAAAGTCTGCGCCATCATTTGAGGAGAATGTCCCTTTAACATTTTCCCAGACAAATACACTTGGTCGGCATTCGCTAATAAGACGGATTGCTTCGAGGACAAGAGAACTTCTTTGTCCTTCCATCCCCTTTCGGTTTCCTGCCAATGAGAAATCTTGGCAAGGACTTCCAAAAGTGATGAGGTTGATTCTTGGAAGGTCTGCTCCTCGAACATTGGTAACTGAACCGACATAGGTTGAGGTTGGGAATTGATGTTTGTAAACTGCGATTGCGTGTTTGTCTATCTCCGAGAAGTAGGATGTTATTTCATATCCTGCTCGCTCAAAGCCTAAATGGAATCCACCTATCCCACTAAACAAATCAAGGTGGTTGATCTTCATTTGTTGAATGTTGCTTCGTGCCATTGCTCAAATGGAACACTAACTGATGAATCGCGGTAAGCGTAACGCAAGTGTATGGTCTCAATAGTTTCAATGTCTTTTAGGATTGATTCTGACAGGCCACAGGTCTTGAGGTCTCGGAGTATTTGGGAGATAGTTTGCATTGTGTGATTGGTTTTAATTATTCTTCTGATGCGACTTGAGTTGCCCAGTTCATCCACTTGATGTAGATGTCATTGTCAAGGTTTGGTATATTCCTGTAAATGGATGTCGTGGGGTATGCGGTGGTATTGGTATAGCCATCCTCGTTGTATGACTCCTCTATGTATGTGATTTGCATCTCGTACTCGTAGAAGTCAGCAACGTGGGCAAAGCCAAGCCACTTGGCAAGAATCTCATCGGAGTTCTTGTCATCAGGGTTGTAGTCCTCAAGGGCATCCCAATAAGACTGTGGTAGCAGGTCGGCATCTTCTAGCCAAAACTTTAGGTCGTTGTAGGTAAAGGTCATCTTACAGGTTAATTAGAAATTCAACAAGGGCAAGACTGCCAATAAGGGTAAAGATAATCGCTAATGAAGCAACTGTCTTTGCAATAAGAACTTTGAATTGGTACATCTGATTGGTTTTAATTGATTTTAATAATTCCTTTTGGCAAGTTGTTTTCGTAGTCAGCCCAAGTAGTAACGATAATCATATCGTTGCCTTCAAACCAACTCATTTCTTCAGCGCACTCCGTGAAGATGCAGTCTTTCTCAAGGATAGAGAACAAACGCTTGTACAAGCCATTGTATCCCTTGTCCTTTTGATTCTCCAAGCGGTAGATAGCAAAAGAATTTTGACCTAATTCTTGGTAAACTTTGTTGACAATTTTGTTGCGGTTCATCTGATTGGTTTTGTATGATTGGTTTATCTATACCCAAATATATAACAACTTTACTAATTATTCACACTCCAATAAAAAATAAATAAAAAAAAGAGGACTACTTGCCCTCTCTGAATTGCGTGTAGCAAACTGCTACCGCTTGGTCTTTATCTGGGTACTCGCTTCCGATAGCCTCCAAGCAGCGTTGGATGTATTCGGATTGCTTTTCACCACTTTTGGGTTGAGGGATTGGCATAGGTTAAAACTTTGAATGAAACTAATCTTTGAATGTCTGGCAACTCAAGTCTGCTTATCACATCCTCTCTGCCTTCTCTTTGGTAGTATTTTCTTGTAGCATCTTGCTTTGTGACAAACACAGGCTCTACAATCTGCTCACATAGCCGTGCAAGTTCTTGCGTTCTTACCATGACAAAACCACCAAGCTCTGGCATATCAAATGCGATGTACTCGGCTTTGCCGTACATCCATCCATTGTCACCTTTTACGTTCTTGAACTCAACCCAGATGGTGTTAGGGTGGTTGCCCCCCTTTACATCTACGGATGTTGTTCCGTTTAGCCGTGTAACGAAGTAGTCAATGTGATCGTAGATGTCGGTGTTGCGGTCTGACTTCTCACAAGAGTAGCCGATGGCCTCGCAAGCCTCTACAAATCTCTTTGCGGTGATGTCCCCAACTTGATTAGAGTACACCCTGCGCTCGTTACTGACCATAAGCGTTGTATAGGGTCTCTAGTTCCTGCAACCTACCACGAAGGCAAGAGCCGCAGTTGGTGGGCTTCACGGAGTCTTTGAATACTCGGTTGTAGATTCTATTCACCTCCGTCTGCTCAATAGCGGTCACGGTGTTCCTGCCTCGCATCTTGCCCACAAACTCGTATTCTTCTTTAGTCAAGCATTCTGGCTTCCTGTACCTAAATAGCTTGTTCAGTTTCTCCTTACGCGCATCGCATCCGCAATCAACGCCTGTGGCTTCGCTAAACCAATCCACCGCAGCCTTGATGCCTGTGGCGGTTGTGATTTGCTCAATGGTATCACCCAAGCCGCTTGGCTTCTTTGTACGCTTGGTAGGTGTCTTGGCAGTCTTCTTGGATTCGCTCTCTTGCATTTTTTAGTGTGTTGAAAATTGATCTTGCTGAAATCTTGGTCTCATCCGCTAACGTGCGAATAGACATATCGGTGTTGTGGTACAAGGCAAATATCTTTTTGTCGTACCAATGCCAGTCAGTTTGGGTTGACCACACCCTGTCGTAAAGTTGGATGAGTTGCACCTCTGCATCTTCATTGGTGTCCTCGTAGATAAACTCCTCAAGGATGTCCACATCTACAAACTCAAACCTTGCCCTCTGGCGCATCAGGGTCGCGTACATATTGCGCAGAGTAACGTACACGAAGAAGGTGTTGACCTCCGTTTCGTTGTACATTATTTTCTCGGCATCATCAACATACTTGTACAACCGAACGTACATCTCCTGCACAAGCTCTTGAGCAAGGTCATCACTCGCCCCGAAGCTCTTGCACATCCGAATCCAATCGGTCTGCCGCTTTGCTAATACTGCGAGGAGTCCCAAGTGATTTCTACAATTACAACAAACAGAGCAAATTGCACCGTGTGCATCACAATATCTTCTTCAAGGTAGTCGGTCTTTGACCAGTTAGCCCCTACGATAAGCCCATAGATTGGGTAAAGTCCTACGTTAAAATTCATCAAATGTGCGTTTAAGAGTTAGATACAATTCCTTGTATTTAGATAACTCTGCAACGACTTCATTGAGTTTATTTAGTTCCAATTCTAAAGATTGAAAGTCGGGCTTATCAATGCAGGCCATCGGGTTCTCCTCAAGAACGCAGCAGGCTACTTTGTAGTAGTGCTGATAGTCCCCGTAGATAAGGCGGTCTTTGTGCATCCTTACGGCATAGGCTACGCTTGAATGGTCTTTGTCTATGGCCTCACCCAGTTCGTGCAGGGTGGCGTGATTGCGGAATGCTGATACGAATGCTGCTCTAGCGGTGGATTCTTTATGCGCACGGCTTCCGTTATCAGAAAAGCCCAGACGGGCGAAGTATTGCTCTTTAGATACTTTTAGTTGACGTAGTTCGAATGGTCTCATTTGCATTTACAGAGTCTTGCTCTGCCCTCGTTGTAATTGGTTATTATTTTAGCGATTGGCATAGTGAAGTGCTTGTGATCTTTTAGTCTTTTGAACTTCATCTCACTCGCCCATTCAACTAAATTGTCATCTTTGTCTTGTACGATAGTGTAGTCAACCACTAGGTAGTCCACCCCATCTACTGCAAAGCATTCGTACTTCTGAAAGGGTGAGAGGATTTGCTTCATAGCGAGTCCTCAATAATCCCTTGCAGGCGTTGTATCTCATAAATCATTTGTTCGCTATCAACTCGTAGCTTTGAGTTAGCCAAGTACATCTCATTCATCTTGCCTTCGGTGAACTGGCGGTAGTCAATGAACTGCTGCAAGAGTAGGTCTGCGTAATGGCAAGACATAACATGGTGCAGTAGGTCATCCTGTACCTCCCTGCCGTTTGCTTTGTCTGCTGCTTGCTTCGCCAACCACATCGCAGTTCCTGCAAGCATAAGTTGCTTCTCCCGAATGTAAAGGTCGTGTGAGTCATCAGAAGGGTACATCGCTCGCAGGTGTTTCATCTAATTTTATTGGCAGCAAGTTACGGCCGTTTATCACAAACCCAACATTACCTAATACGCTCTGCAAGATTAAGGGAGTTTCAAGGGGCGTGATGCGCCCACCAGATTCCATCTCCTTGACCTTACGAACATGGATGTGCGTGTAAATCCAATCGGTTTCGTGTGCAGCGAATCGGTGAATCACGATTACGCAGTCTGATCTGTTGCCCCACTTACCGCCACCTTCAATGTCTGATGTGTTTGGCGGCATCGCCATACCCTCGTACTTGTGGCCTTTGTAGAATGTCTTGCGCATCGCCTCCGTAACTGGGTGAGCGTTGACTATTGTGGTGACGTTGTTCTGATGGGCAAACACCCGAAGGGCAGAGGCTACCTCGTAATGGTATTCGTGCATCCCTGTCTTGCCTAATTTCTTTTGGTCGGTTGATAGGGAGTTGTATGGGTCTATCAATGCCCCCGTATAGTTCCATTCGTTCTTGATAGAGTTCATCACCTCAAGAAGTTCGAATGCGGTAAATAGCCTGTTGCCGTCAATAAATTGGAAGTACTCGTTGATGAAGTCCAACTTGCGGAACATCATGCCCTCATCAATCCCTTGAATGGGTTTGCAAACTAGGAACTCAATTAACTTTCGCTTGAGGCTTGGCACTTCATTCTCTGCGGAGTATATCAGCCACTTCTTGCCGAAGTTATACGACTGCAAAAGCATAAGGTAAAGTAGCGTGTGGGTCTTGCCCACGTTAGCGTGGCCGACCACTACGACAAACTCACCATCTTTAAGTCGTAGGTACTGATCTACTTCATAAACACCGAGCTTGCCCGTGTCATAGTACTTGCCTTTTAAGGCTCTCTGGAGGTATGGTAACGAAGATTCGTTAGATAGTAGGTCGGGATGTATCATTGATTCTGATTGGTGAGCAAATATAACAAAATAATTGACATAAAAAAACCCCTCCGTAGAGGGGCTTCACACAACGACCTAATATAAAACCAATCAGAAAGGGTCGTTGCGATTTGCGAAATGCTCGGTGTGTGATGCAGGAGCAGCACTCTGACCAGTCATCCAAGCATTGAAGGTCTCTGCGTTGGCAAGGATGGTGTTGACATCGTGTTGCGCTGCACAAGCGTACTCAACCGCAGCCTTTAGAGCAACCTGTCGGATGATAGAGGCGGAACGCTCATCGTTGCCTTTAGGGGCTGATGGGGTGTAGCTTGAACCAGTAGATGCACCATAAGGATTGGCACGTTGGATTTTAACGGTTCCCTTTTCGTTCTTGGTGTACTCTACCTCATCGCCTACTGCGTAGGGAGGGGTTTGGGATTTTGCAAAGGCAGTACCGAAGTCTCCGTTGTCAAAGCGAACCTCAAGCTTGAATAAATCCTGCCATTGGCCTGTGGGGGTGATTGAAATAATTTTTGACATAATAGATTGGTTTTAGATAAATAGAATTGATTGCTGCTCCAAAACCTCAATACGAGCTTCAAGCTCTTGTACCTTGTTTTGTAGTGCTTGGATTTGTGCTTGTTGCACCTGCACCATCTCGGTGTAAACGTCTGAACTGAAAGATAAAGTCATAACTGATTGGTTTTAAGTTATGCAAATATACAACTTATTCTGATACCACCAAACCTGTGAAGGTTATTTCTGCCGTGTCTTTAGGAATTGATTTGTCATGAACCATCTTCAGCGACTGGACATAGGTGCGTGAGTCATCCTTTACGCCACCCCAAGTCTTGAATGCATCCAGAGCAAACTTCACCGCCATTATCGCATTGTCAATATCGTATCGGTAGTTGACCTTGCAAAAAATTTGCACATCCGTTATCTGCTCAAGATCATACTCTGCTAGTTGCAGCATCACCTCATCGCAATGTTTGGTCTTTGCCTTTGCACGGACTGTCCAATGCTTGGAAGCGTAGAAAGCATTGAGGCTTGGAACCTTACCGACTACGACCTTGTAGCTTTTCAATTATCGGGGATAAGGTATCCGCATTGTATAGCGAAGTGCAGGTCTATCTTGGCAATCTCACCGAGTAACTCTTGTTCTTTGTACTTCGCCTGTTGGCGAGCGTTGTATGTGGCTTCGCAGTTAGACATGAGCGTAGCGCACTCCTCAAGGATAAAGTCAATCTTCCTGCGTTTGGCAGGGTTAGTATAGTACTGCATATTTTCCTGTTGTTGTTTGGCTTCCTTCGCTTGTTGCTCGTTGCTCATTCTGTCGTTCAAGTTCAAATTGTAGGTGAGCGATAGCCTTGCGGATGTCATCGCAGATAGGGTTGTGAGGTTTCTTGCCTGC